TGGCTGCTATACCGATAACAACAGAACGCGCATCCTGAGCCTGTGCCTTATACCCTATCGCAACGGATTCTTTCTGCGCGGTCGCGTAGCTGCCGGCGGCCAGTGCGTTCTCGCCTTTGGCACCGTCATTGTTGTAATTGGAATCCGCGTCCTGCGCGCTGCTGTTCACGCTATAATAGTGCGTCTTTTTATTCGCCACATCGGTCTGAAGATCACTGCGTAAAGCCTTCAACTGAGCTACGTTCACCGCATCCGTATCTTCACTGCCTGCTGCCACGCCTGTGATCTGGCGGGTGATCTTATTGCCAGAATCTCCCACAGCAATAGCAGCTTCGGTAGATTTCCATATGCCTGTCGTATCACCACTGTGGTCAGTGGCGGTACTATCGTAGCCGATTTTCCCTTTTTCCCTGGAAGCAATTGATCCACCTCCCAGTGCTACAGAGTTTTGTAACTTTGCAACGGCTCCTCTTCCCACAGCTAAAGAAAAAAAAGCATCGTGCTCCGTTTCACCACCTCCTAAGGCCACACTGCCCATGCCGAGAGACTTGCTATAACTTCCTCCGGCAAAACCGTGATAGCCAGCCAATGTATGAAAGCCCACAGCAACAGAAGCTTCGTTATTTGCTTCTGCACCTTGCCCCAGAGCTACAGCCCATTGGCCAGTGGCTTTGGAATAAGAACCTGCGGCAAACGCTGACTCGTTAGTTGCTTGCGATCTATATCCCAGAGCAGTAGAATAGAACCCCGTTGCTTTTGTTTCCTGTCCCATGGCCGTAGAGACGAACCCGCTTGCCTCTGTGCGCACGCCTGTAGCGAAACTATAATCTCCCGCCTTGGTACCGTCACCCATGGCAACGGCTAAAGCCCCAGACGCAACAGCGCCGCTTCCTACAGCAAAAGAGTGCCCGTTAGCCGTTACTTCAAAAACGCCAGTGGTATTATCTCCCAGCGTAATAGCAACAGAATTCGGACCAGCCCCTACCCCGTTCACAATGGGCTGATTCGCCATAGGGATTGCAGCCGACACCATTTCCATCGGCAGCATTCCCAGGAACATCAAAAATGCGCCTCTACGAATAGAACTGCGCATTGATTTATCCTTGCCGTGACTTTTCGCTAATTCCGAAACTACCACATAACAATGGCGTACCTTAGACCAAACTAATTTGTAGACTTTATTCACAAACAATTCCTCCTTTTCTAATCCCCTATCATCAAAATACCGCTCTTAAAGAGATTATCCCCCCCATTTTTTTGTCAATAGGTTCGTACCAACTTTTTATAAAAAGTTTTATCTTTTTTCAGTACTCTATCCCATTTTTAAATGTTACCCGGATATCATCTTTGCTGTATACCGTGATGAAATCCACCAGACTGCTCCACAGCCGGGCATCGAACTCCTTGATGAGTTCCTGATTCCGAAGTTCTTTGATGAAGCTGTCCATCTGTAGGCTCCGTGCTTTGCGATACTGAATAGTATCACAGGCCTTGTCGTACTGTGTCTTCGCCGCTTCATACCGGCTGACCAGTTCGCTGTAGTTCCGGTCATAATCATCCTGGTTCTGCGCAACCCTGGCGTTTTCGGCTATGAGCTGCTGCACCTTGTCGGCCAGCAGGTTCAAATCTGTACTGAGCTTGTCCCGTTCCTCTTCCAGGGCTTCTGTATCGGTAAGCCGTTCTTTCAGCAAGGTAACGTTATCTATGATTTCCGCTTTGTTTTCAATGAGTCGATTGGCAGCCCGGACGAAGGCTTCCTTGATATCATCTTCTGTCAGGTGCGGCGTCTGGCAGTGTCTCTTAAATTTATCGTTGCAGCGGTATATAGTTCTCCGGTACTTGTCAGTCGAATGCCAGACCTTGGCCCCATACCAGCCGCCGCACTGGCCGCACTTGATTTTACTGGAGAAGATGGATACGCCGCTGTAACGTTTTTTCCCTTTACGCCGCCTCTTGATTTCCTCCTGTACCCAATCGAATACCTGCGGGCTGATGATAGCTTCATGGTTATGTTCCACATAATACTGTGGCACTTCCCCTTCATTTTTCTTTGTCTCTTTTGTCAGAAAATCAACCGTGATTTTTTTCTGAAGCAGGGCATCCCCTTTATACTTTTCATTCATGAGAATACTTCGGATCGTGTTAGCTCTCCAGATTTTGCAGCCAGCTGGAGTGGGAATCTTACGTTCCGTCAGTTCTTTTGCAATAGAATGAAACGTGTATCCGCTAAGATACAAACGGTAAATCAACTTTACGATTTCTGCCTGCTTTTTATTCACTATCAGGTTTCCGTCCATTCCCCTATCATAGCCAAGAAAATGACTAAATGCCAGACTGACCTTCCCATCAGCAAACCGTTTCCGGTGTCCCCAGGTTACATTCTCAGAGATGCTGCGGCTCTCTTCCTGTGCCAGGGAACTCATGATGGTAATCAGGAGTTCTCCTTTGGCGTCCAGTGTCCAAATATTTTCTTTTTCAAAATAGATTTCGATTCCTTTATCTTTCAGCTTTCGCACGGTGGTCAGGCTGTCGACCGTATTCCTGGCAAACCGGCTGACAGATTTTGTGATGATAAGGTCAATTTTGCCGTCCATGGCATCATCAATCATCCGTTTAAATCCTTTCCGGTGTTTGGTATTCGTAGCTGAAATGCCTTCATCCGTATACATCCCGACAAATTCCCAATCATTTCTGCTCTGGATATAACGCGTATAATAATCCACCTGTGCTTCATAGCTGGTAAGTTGCTCATCGTGATCCGTTGAAACCCGTGCATAGCCTGCCACCCTTCTCTTTTTTTGACTGTCCATCAGCTTTTTCGTATAACTCCGCAGTGTAGCTGGAATTACCTGCACTTTTTTCATGGCAACTTCACCTCCTTCGTATGACCATCGTTAAATTGAAACAGCAATGTTTCGTTATCCTGTACTTCAATACGCTGCACTTGTGCTCTAAATGCTGTATCATCAAATTCCAATTTTCCCATTGTTTCTGCTGCCATACGCTGCAGCCATTCTTCTTTGATGCTTCTTACATGGATGCATCTATGTTCTCCCCGGCACCGCCAATAAGCCACTTTTCCATTCATACGTTTCTCTAGACAACGTATGAATTTCGTCTGGCACGCAGGACATACAATGCATTCCGAAAAAGCGGTATAACGGCCGGACGTATCACGCTGATGATACGTTTCCATCCATTGCCTCTGCTTTTTCTTCTGCTCATCCGTCCACATATCCTTTAAGGCTGTCGATTTCCATTCCTGTGTGATAACGTTTCCATCTTTGAAATGAAATACCAGCGTGTGATAAGAAGGAACAACAATCTTCTTTACCCGCTGAACAAACAGTTCTTCATCAAATTCATCTGTACCCAGAACGGCTGCGCATGCTTTTTTCAAAGCAGGCTGCGGGATGGAGCCATAGGCCCCGCAGTTTGTCCCCTTGCCCTTATGCGAATCACAGGTCCAGTATTCCCGTATCCTTCCCTTGTATTTCCGAACAACATGGACATAGCTTTTCCCGCAGATGCCACATTTGATGATTCCCGTAAAGCAAGAGGTGTTCAAAAAATCCCTGGCATATCCGCCCCGCTGCATTCCCATTTCCTTGCGATTCTTTAATTCCTGCTGAACCCGTTCAAACATATCAGAAGAAATTATGGCTTCATGATGCCATTCCACTACATACCTATTCCTTTCTCCATGATTAACGGCCTGGCGTTTGGTAATAGGGTCCGTCACAAAGGTTTTCTGAATCTCAAGAACGCCCGTATAAATCCGATTCGTAAGAATCTGCCTGATACTGGCATCTTTGAAATAGTTCCCATACATGGTGCGAATCTCCCGCCGCTTTAGTTCCCGTAATATATCTTTTCTGGTTCTGCCCTGCAGATAGGCATCAAAAATTTCTCTGACAATCGCGGCCTCTTCTGGTTGGATGACCAGATTATCTTTCTCCCAGCAATAGCCGTAAACGAAGAACTTTGCATGAGGAATCCCCTGTTCAAACTTTTTACGAAACCGCCACTTGATATTATCACTGATGGATCGGCTTTCTTCCTGGGCAAAAGAGGCAAGGATGGTCAGCATCAACTCTCCATCTCCGCTCATGGTATGGATATTTTCTTTCTCAAACCAGACTTCTATCCCTAGTTCTTTCAGGTGACGTACCGTCTGCAGAAGGTCAACCGTGTTTCGGGCAAACCGCTGGATGGATTTGGTCAGGATGATGTCTATCTTCCCGGCTTCGGCATCTTCCAGCATCCGCCGGAATTCCTGCCTCTTCTTTATCCCCGTCCCAGAGATGCCGTAGTCCGCATAGACCCCGGCGTATTCCCAATTCGGATTTTTCTGTATCAGCTTGCTATAATAACTGACCTGTGCCGAAAGGGAATGGTGCATCCGCTCCGATTCCATGGAGACACGGGCATAGGCTGCAACTTTCTTTCGTTGTTTCAGTCCGGATATTTTTTGTTCGATTTTACGGATAGTCCGCATAGAATCAGCTCCTTTCAACACTATATATCCCTCTTTTTTAACCAATTAGCAAGTATATAAATCGCCAGAAAAGGGCTGATATTTATGGAGCATCTCCTGCTCGAAAGTCTGGTACTCCTTCTCGGTGATAAGCTTTTCCGCCAGCATCACTCTCGCCAGATACATCGTCACCTGGAAGGTTGCTTCATTACGAAATAACCTTTTA